CGAGGGCGAGCGCGGGGCCGCAAAGCGGCCCAAGACCAGCCCGAGTCGGAGGGAAAGCGACCGAGCGACCAGACCGGCGCGGAGCTTGACAGAGCAAAGTCCGAAAAGAGATCGCTACATAAGAGCGGGGCTGGATGTGGAATGGGAAGCAGATGAGGCCACAGCCACAATGCCACCCGCCGCCGGCGCCAACTAAAAGGAGGTCGAAAATGGAGCATGACATATATCTGATGGACGGCAATGAGATGAGCGAAGCCAGGTTCCGGGCTTGGATCCTTGAACTGTTGGATACCAGCCCGGCTATTCTGGCAAAACAGATGGGACTTGAGATTATAAAAAAGGATGTGTAAAAAATGGGAATCCCTGTATTGATCCTCGGCGCCTCCGGCAGCGGAAAATCCGCTTCCATGCGGAATCTGGATCCGGCGCTGGTGGGTGTGTTCAATGTGGCCTCCAAGCCCTTTCCCTTCCGGGGCAAGCTGCAGCTTGTCAACCGCCCAGGCTATGAGACCATCAAAGAGGGCATCCGGGCCTGGGATCGGAAGGTCTATGTTATCGACGACAGCCAATACCTCATGGCCTTTGAGTTTTTTGACCGGGCCAAGGAGACGGGATACAACAAGTTCACCGATATCGCCCTTCACTTCCGGGATCTGGTGAAGTATGTGGTGGAGAGCACCCCGGAGGACGTGATCGTCTACTTCCTCCACCACACCGAGCCGGACGCCGAGGGCGTTCTGAAGGCCAAGACCATCGGGAAGATGCTGGATGAAAAGCTCACCCTGGAGGGCCTTTTCTCCATTGTGCTGCTGTGCAGGGCGGCAAAGGACCGGCACTACTTCCAGACCCAGTCCGAGGGCATCTGCACGGCCAAAAGCCCTATGGAGATGTTCCCCGCTGAGATCGACAACGATCTTGCCCTGGTGGATAAGACCATCCGGGAGTATTACGGTCTCTCCGGCCCTCAACTTCCTGGCAGCTCCTTTGACCCCAGCTCACCCGAAGATCCCTATCACGAGAAAACCAAGGAGGAGAAAAAAGCATGAGAAACGTAGACTGGAACAACGTAAAGGAGACTGCGGACCGTCCCGCTCCCGGCGCCTACATTGCCAGGATCGTCAGGGTGGAGGACAAGGAGGACAGGGAATACCTCCGCATCGAGTGGGATTTCGCCGAGGGCAGCTACAAGGGCGACAACCAGGCCACTTATGACCGCGCTGGCTTCTGGCCTATTGCCCTGATCCGCTCCTACAAGGAGACGGCTCTGGGCTTCTTCAAGGCGTTTAAGACCTGTGTGGAAGAGTCCAACCCCGGCTATATCTTTGATACCCGTGACCCGGAGGGCCTTGTGGGAAAGCGCTTTGGCGTTATCCTGGGCGAAGAGGAGTACATCGGCAACGACGGACGGAAAAAGACCCGGCTCTATGTGTTCCAGACCCGTTCCGTGGACGCCATCGCCAAGGGCGACTTCACGATCCCGGCGCTGAAGACCCTGGAACCCCAGGCCCCCGTTTCCGGCGTCTCCGCCTATGATCCCGATGATGGGCCTCTTCCATGGGAGCAATAATTATGGAGAGAACCCAGTTTACATTCTACGAGAGCTTTGCCAAGGCGGTGGGCCGCATCAAGCGGCCCGCTGACCGGGCAAGAGCCTATGACGCCATTGTGGACTACGCCCTCTACGGCAGAGAGCCGGATATGGACGCTCTACCGGACGCGGTTGCCATCGCCCTGGAGTTGATTCGGCCCACCCTGGATTCCAGCCGGCGCAAAGCTGAGAGTGGGAAAGCCGGAGGGAAGAAAAAGCAAGCCAAAAGCAAGGGGAAAGAAAAAGCAAGCCAAAAGCAAACCAAAAGCAAAATGGAAGCAAAGTCAAAGCAAGTGGAAGGCGGAAGCAAGAAAGAGAACAAGATAGAGAAAGAGAAAAAGAATGAGATAGAGAAAGAGAATGAGGACGAATGTCCTCCCCCCATACCCCCCTCGCCGTCGTCGGCGGTGGCGGATTATCTCAACCGGGTGAACCCCTCTGCCTCGCAAAGATCTCTTTTTGAGCTTGCCGGCTATGAGCAAAGCATGGGTCCTGACGTCTGCCGAAGGGCTATCGATATAGCACTTGACAACCGGAAGCCGTCGTGGGCGTACATCAAGGCTATTCTCCAGCGATGGAGCGCTTCTGGGGTCAAGTGCATTGCCGACATTGAGGCCCTGGAATTCCAACACGAAGCGCAGAAACGTACTGGAGGAAAATATAAGCCTGGGGCCGGGGCTACCGCTCCGCAGCCAGGGATACCCGGCGAGGCTGACCGCAGGGCGCGGGAGGACATGGAGAGGCTGCGAAAGCAACTGCGGGGAGGTGCGCTATGAACTGGAAATTTGAAGCTATAGACAAACTGAAGGGATACGAGGCTCACAAGCAGTCCCTTGCCAGCATCCCGGAGGAGATCAGACGGCTGAACGTGGCGCTTACCGCCATTCGCAGCGCAACTACGGACAGCATCCCGGTCTCTGGGGGCGGCAGCACACGAGAGGATGCAATGCTGTCCAACATCGTCCACCGGGAGGAGCTGGAACGGGCGCTGGAACAGGCCAAACTCTGGGTGGACATCGTGGACGGCGGCCTGAATGTGCTGGATGACGAGGAACGGCTGGTGCTGGACCGGTTTTACATCCACCGGGGCAAGGGAAATATTGACCGACTGTGCGAGGAGTTGGGGGTGGAGAAAGCTACTCTTTATCGTCGCAGAGAGGCAGCACTACGGAAGTTTACCATCGCCCTCTATGGTTGCATTGAAAATTGAGAAAAAAACGAGACGATTTTTTGGTTCCGATGTGGTAGGATGGTAAAAACGTATAGCACATAAAGCCCTGCCGGGTCAAAATCCGGTGGGGCTTTGCTTTTGGAGGAGGGAGGGACCGGTGGCCGGAAAGCTGACCGACAAGCAGCGGAAAAAGATCATTGCCGATTACGTGGACACCGGGAACTACTCCGAAGCGGCACGACGGAATGGCGTGTCCCGCAACACGGTGAAAACTATCGTGCTAAGAGAGAAAGATACTGCCGAAAAATGCCACCAAAAAAAGGAGCAGAATGCGGCGGAGATTTTGGAGGCGCTGGCTGAGCAAACGCCCAAGGTGGTAGCGTTCTGCGAGGCCAGTCTGGACCGGCTGCTGGAGGTGCTGCCCCAGGCCAAGAACGTGCGGGACATTGCCACAGCTGCGGGGATCATGATCGACAAGTACACCGGCATTGCGCCCCGTCGGAAGGGCGAGGAACGCTATGATCTGCCGGCGCGTGTGATCGCACCGCCCTTCGCCTCGGTCTTTATGGCCGTGGTGGATGAGCTTTACACCGAGTACGAGCTGGCGGGGGGCCGTGGCTCCACCAAGTCCTCCTTCGTGTCCCTGGTCATCGTGTGGCTGCTGAAGAACCACCCGGACTTTCATGCCCTGTGTGTCCGCAAGGTGGGTAACACGCTACGTGACAGCGTTTTCGCACAGATCCTGTGGGCCATTGCCATTCTGGGACTGGACGCCGAGTTTGACAGCACGGTAAGCCCCATGGAGATCACCCTGACGGCCACCGGGCAGAAGATCTATTTCCGGGGCGCCGACGATCCCAAGAAACTAAAATCGGTCACACCGCCCTTTGGCTACATCGGGGTGCTGTGGTTTGAGGAGCTGGACCAGTTTGCCGGGGAGGAAGAGGTGCGAAACATCCGCCAGTCGGTTATCCGCGGCGGTGAAAAGGCCTTTGTGTTCAAGACCTACAACCCGCCCAAGACGGCCAACAACTGGGTGAACCGGGCCCAACAGATGCCAAAGCCCGGACGACTGCTGCACAAGAGCACCTACCTGGACGTGCCACCAAAGTGGCTGGGGCAACCGTTCATCGACGAGGCGGAATTTGTCAAGCAGGTAAACCCCGCAGCCTATGAGCATGAATACCTGGGGGTGGCAAATGGCTCCGGCGGAATGGTCTTTGAAAATGTCCAGCTCCGGGCTATTACCGAGGACGAGATAGACCACTTTGACCGCATCTACGACGGCGTGGACTGGGGCTATTTCCCCGATCCCTGGGTCTGGAACCGGGTACATTTTGACACCGCCCGGCGGGTGCTCTACATCTTCCGGGAACTGACCCGCTACAAGGCCGGGAACCGGGCTACGGCGGACGCGCTGCTGGAGGCCGGAGTGACCGGGAACGACATGATAACGGCGGACAGCGCCGAGCCAAAAAGCGTCCAGGATTATAAAAACTACGGTCTGCTGTGCCGTGGGGCGGAGAAAGGCCCTGGCTCGGTGGACTACTCCATGAAATGGCTGCAATCCCTCTCCGCCATCATCATCGACCCGGAGACCTGCCCGGACACGGCGAAGGAGTTTACCGAGTACGAGTATGAGCGGACCAGGGATGGAGAGATCATAAGCGGCTATCCTGACGCCAACAACCATCACATCGACGCGGTGCGCTATGCCATGGAGCAGGTCTGGAAGCGGAGGGGGCAGTGATGCTTCAAAAATTTCTTTCGTGGATAAGGGGGGTGCTGGCCAAAATGCTTCACATTTCCGACGCAAAGCAAGCCCTGAAGGTGGATGTGGCCATCAGCTCCGAGATGCAGACGGCCATTGATAACTGGAGCAACATGTTTCTGGGAATGGCGCCCTGGCTGGACGATACCACCAAGAGCCTGGGCCTGCCGGCTGCCATTGCCGGAGAGATCGCCCGGCTGGTGACGGTGGAGCTGGAGAGCGGCGTGAGCGGCAGCCCCAGGGCGGATTATCTTCAGGGAGAGTACAAAAGAGAGGTGCTTGACCGGCTCCGGGCCAATGTGGAGACGGCGTGCGCCGTCGGTGGCTTGGTGTTCAAGCCCTATGTGGACGGCAAATGCATCGCGGTGGACTGCGTCCCGGCCTGGCGCTTTATCCCCACATCTTTCAACAGCCGCCGTGACGTGACTGGCACCGTATTTTGGGAGCAGGTGACAAAGGGTAAGACCTGTTACACCCGCATGGAGCACCACCAGCTCACCGATGCAGGCTATCAGATCCGCAACGTGGCCTATGCCTCCCAGTCCCGCGGTAGCCTGGGGACCCCATGCAGCCTTGATACCGTGGACGAGTGGGCCGACCTGGAGCCGGAGCTGACCATCAAATACAAGGACGGCACCGTCCCGGAGGGAATGCTGTTTTCTTACTTCCGCATTCCCTCCGGCAACACGGTGGATCCCGACAGCCCGCTGGGGGTATCGGTATACAGCCGGGCCGTGGGGCTTATCTGCGAGGCCGACAAGCAGTACAGCCGTATCCTCTGGGAGTACGAGGGCAGTGAGCTGGCGGTGGACGCCAGCCAGGGTGCCCTCCGGGTATCCGGCCCCGACGGCAAGCCCACAAAATTGCCGCAGCGCAGCAAGCGCCTTTTCCGGGAGCTGGCTATCGACCAGGGCAGCGGCGGAGACCTCTACAAAGTCTTCAGCCCGGCTATCCGGGACAGCGCTCTCTTCAATGGGCTTGATAAGCTGCTGAAGCGCATTGAGTTCAACTGCAATCTGGCCTATGGCACCCTGTCCGATCCCCAGAACGTAGACAAGACGGCGGAGGAGGTCCGCAGCGGCAAGCAGCGCTCCTACGCCGCGGTGTGCGAGATCCAGAAGGCCCTCCAAAGTGCCCTTGAGCACCTGGTCTGGGTCATGGACCTCTACGCCACCCTGTATAAGTTGGCTCCTAAGGGGCCGTACGAGGTGAGCTTTACCTGGGGGGACGGTATCCTCCAGGACACCGACAAGGAGTACGTACGCCGCAAGGAACTGGTGGACAGTGGATACCTGAAGCCGGAGAAGCTGATGGCCTGGTATTTCGGCATCAGTGAAGAGGAGACGCGGGAGTATATGCCACAGGAGGCCCCTCCGCCTCTCTTTGGGGAGGAGTAAGCCGCTATGCTGACCCCCGAGTATCTCCAGAGCGTACCCGAGGCCATGGTGGAGCTTTACGCCCAGGCGGAGGCCGACATCCTGGCGGATATGGCCCGGCGGATCAACGGCTTTGACCTGTTTATCCCCTCGGCCCAATACCAGCTGCAAAGGCTGGAGGAGATGGGGGAGGTACGCTCCGGCATCGTAAAGCGGCTGAGCGCCCTGACGGGAAAGAGCCGAAAGGAGCTTGCCGCCATTATGGGCGAGGCCGGAGCGGAGGCCCTGAGGGCGGATGAGGCGGTATACAAGGCGGCGGGGCTGATGGCCTCCCCGCTGAACGCCTCAGCCGCCGTTCAAGAGGTTCTGAAGGCAGGGCTGAAGAAGACCCAGGGGCTTTTCACCAATCTGACCAAGACCACGGCCAATACGGCCACAAAGCAGTTTGAGCGGGCGCTGGATCGGGCGTATATGCAGATCGGCAGCGGCGCCATCGATGCGGAGACGGCCATACGGGGCGCCATCAAGGACCTTGCCAAGCAAGGCGTGGAGGCTGTCCAATATCCCAGCGGCCACACCGACACCCTGGAGGTGGCCGTACGGCGGGCAACCATCACCGGCGTCAATCAGACCTGCCTCCAGATGCAGATTGCGCGGGCCGACGAGCTGGGGGTAGACCTGGTGGAGACCACGGCCCACGCCGGAGCAAGGCCCTCCCACGCCGAATGGCAGGGACAGATATTCAGCCGCTCCGGGAAGTCTCTGAAATACCCGGACTTTGTGAGCGCCACCGGCTACGGCACGGGAGAGGGGCTGGGGGGCTGGAACTGCTCCCACAGCTTCCGGCCCTACGTCGAGGGGACGCCCCGCACCTATTCCAAGGAGCTGCTGGAGGAGTACGAGGCCAAAGGCTACGAGTACAACGGCCAGAAAATGACCGAATATGAAGCCTTACAGGCCCAGAGGCAGATCGAGCGGCACATCCGGCGGTGGAAGCGGGAAAACATGGCCATGGCCGCCGCCGGGAAGGATACCGCCGAGAGCGCCGGGAAGCTCCGGCAATGGCAGGCTGCTGAAAAGGACTTCCTGGCTCAAACTGGGCTAAAAAAGCAGAGTGCCAGGTCTGCGGTGGCCGGCTGGGATAGAAAGCAGGCCGCCCACGCCTCCGCAGAAGGGCGGAGGATGCAGCAATGGGCCAATGAGCTATTTGACCTGGGGAACCCGCAGGCTAACCTCAAAAAGTACCTTCGGGAGAAGCCGGTTATTGACACCTTGGAGGCCCACGGTGTAAAATATATCCAAAGGATCAGCCGTACGGAAGTCATTGTAGATACTGGCAGGCCTCGAATTACAGGGCTTACTTTTCATGCAGCAGAAAACCAACAGCAAAGGCTTGACCGGGTGGACATGACGCAAGAGGCGGCACAAGGGTTTGTAGATCAGGCGAAGCTGACGTTGTACCAAATTGATAGGCGAAACCTAAAGTTTTTGGCTGAGGGCGGATATGCTGTCTTGAACTTTGAGCATAAATTAGTGACCGCAGTTCCTCAAAAGTGGCGACACAAATACGATAAATACTTGGAGGAGGGATAAAATGAGGGAGAGACAACCAGATGATACCCACTTTTGTCCACTGTTTCAGCGCACCATATTTTGGGGCGGCTGCGGCGGTTGTGTAGAAGTTCAGGAAGTCAGGGAAGATAACATGGATATGGAACTTTTTCCAGAGCCGTTTGACGTAAAACGAGCCAATGAGGCTTGCGAAAAGTGCCGCTGGTGTTATGTGAATGAAGAAGACTAAACCGCCAAGCTGAAAAGCAAGGCGGTTTTCTTCTGCCTATCTTTGATGAATGACCGCCCGCTGGGCGGTTTTTTCATACCATTTTAGCCTGCCGCCGGGCGTAACAAGGGCGGACCGCAGGGAGACGCGACCTCCGTTGTCAAAGCGTAGCGGGGAAAGGAGCACCGTGAAACGGGAATTTCTGGAGGGCCTGGAGCTGGGCGAGGGCGTGAAGCTGCCCAAGAGCGCCATCGACGCCATTATGGACGAAAATGGCAAGGACATCGAGGCCAAGAACCATGCCATCACCGCTCTGACCACGGAGCGGGACGGCCTGCAGACCCAACTGGACACGGCCAGAGCCGAGATCAAGTCCTACAAGGACATGGATATCGACGGCATTAAGTCCAAGGCGGGCGAATGGGAGGCCAAGTATAACCAGGACACCAAGACGCTCCAGGACCAGCTTGCCGAGGCCAAGTACGGCTTTGCCGTCAAGGAGGCCACGGCGAGAATCAGATTCTCCAGCGAAAGCGCGCGAAGGGCCTTTGTGGCGGAGCTTACGGACAAAAAGCTGCCGCTTCAGGAGGGCAAGCTGCTGGGCCTGGAGGATTTCACCAAGACCTACCGAGAGAGCGACCCCGGCGCCTTTGTGCCGGAGGACGACGACAAGACCCCTGTGGCCATCCGAGGCGGTGGCGGCGGGGGACCCACCCTGGGGGCCGGTGCTGCGCTGCGTGCCGCTTTTGGCCTCCCCGACAACACGAAAAAGGAGTAAAAGATCATGCCTACCAACAACACCATTGCCCTGGCCAAACAGTTTGTACCCCTGCTGGATGAGGTCTATGCCACGGCCTCCCTGACCGCAGACCTGGACGGCAACCCCGAACTGGTCCGCCAGGGCGCCAACGCCAACGAGCTCATCATCCCCATGCTCTCCATGCAGGGCCTGGGTGAGTACAGCCGCAACAGCGGCTATGTGGACGGCGACGTGACTCTCACCAACGAGACGGTGAAGTGCAACTTTGACCGGGGCCGTATGTTCAACGTCGACGTCATGGACGACCTGGAGACCGCGGGTATCGCCTTTGGCCGCCTGGCCAGCGAGTTTATCCGCACCAAGGTGGTGCCCGAGCTGGACGCCTTCCGCTTTGCCTGTTATGCCGGGACCGCCGGTATTTCCAAGGTGGCCGCCCCCACCACCTTGGCCGACGGCGCCGCCGTGGTGGCCGCCCTGCGGGCCGCCGTCCAGAAGATGGACGAGGACGAGGTGCCCGTCAACGAGCGCTACCTGTATATCACCCCCCTGCTGCTGGGCTATATCCAGGATATGGACACGACCAAGAGCCGGGAGGTCATGCAGAACTTTGCCGGGGTGCGGAAGGTGCCCCAGACCCGGTTCTACACCGCCATCGAGCAGAAGTCCGGCAAGCTGGTGACCACCGGCGAGGGCGAAAGCGCCACCACCGTGGACGAGCGTGCCGGCGGCTATGCCAAGGCCTCCGGCGGCAAGGACATCAACTTCATGGTGATCCACAAGCCCGCCCTGATCCAGTTCCCCAAGCACATTGCTCCCAAGATCATCACGCCTGAGCTGAACCAGGACGCCGACGGCTACAAGTTCGGCTACCGGCAGGTGGGCATTGCCGACGTCTACAAGAACAAGGCCGCCGGCATCTACCTGCACTACAAGGGTTAAAGGAGGAGCGCGCTATGGGTAAGATCGTGGGCCTTGTCATCGAGGAAAAGAAGGAGAAACCCGCCAAGGAGAAACCTGCCAAAGAGAAGGGCGCCAAGCCTGACGACGGGCAGCAGAAATAAGAAAGGAGGCGGACGCTGTGCCGACTGTGGACTATACATTCTACACGGAGATTTTTCACGGAAAAATGTCCCAGGAGGATTTTGAGCGGCTGTCGGTATACGCGTCCGCCTACCTGGAGGAGCTGACCATGGGCCGCGCCAGCGGGGAGCTAACGAAGGACGTGGCCCTCAAGGTCAGCAAGGCCCTGTGCGCCGTGGCCGACGCCTATCTGCTTCAGGAGCAGGGGGGCGGGGTGGCCTCCGAGACTAACGACGGCATCAGCGTCACCTATGTCTCCGGGGTATCCAACGCCAAGAGCGATGGCCGCCGTCTTTACGAGGCAGCGGCCCTGTTCCTGGGGCCTACCGGACTGCTTTACCGGGGGGTGGACTGAGGTGCTGGAGTGCAATAAGACCGTCACCGTAGTCCGATATACCGGAGAGGGCTATGTCTGTACCCCCATCCACGGGGTGAGTTGGTTTGAAAAGCTCAAGGTGGCGGTCCAGGATAAGGGACTTGCAGCGGCCAACACGTTCACCGTCCGCATCCCCGCCAATGCTCTCCCTGAGAACTTCATGCCCCGAGTGGGTGATGTTGTGATACAGGGTAAGGTCACCGGCGAGATCACTAAGCAGGCCGACATCGGGGCTTACCATCACTTTACCGTGAAAGGTGTAGGCGATAACCGGCGAAAGGAAAGCCGATTGAAGCACGTGGTGGTGACCGGGGCATGAGCGTGAAAATCAAGACCGACATTTCCCCTGCGGCCATCCTGAAAGCTCGGGGCCTTGGGGATAGCACAGAGGCTACCAAGTTCCTGGCCGAAACGGTAGCCCGACTCTGCGACCCATACGTGCCAATGTCCCCCGGCAGCGGGGCGCACATGAAGGAGCAATATACCGTTGCACCTGATGGCTCCGCTGTCACCTATCATGGCCCCTATGCCCATTTCCAGTATGTGGGAGAGGTTATGGTGGGGAGTAAAACCGGGAGCCCCTATGCGAAGAGCGGGGAACCCAAGGTAGGAACCGGCAAAGAGCTGACCTATAACGGTGCCCCCATGCGTGGGAAAGAGTGGGATAAGCGCATGATGGCAGACCGCGGTGACGAAGTGACTGCGGCTTTGGCAAAACACGTGGGAGGGAAAGTCAAATGACCCTTATTGAAGCTGTCCGGGATTTCCTGAAAAAATACCCCGACTTGAAGAACAACCAGCTCAATGTAGACTTTCTGCCTCCTGACGCCGCCACCTACTCAGTGGATGTAGTCCCTATCAAGTCGGTGGTAAAGACCTATCGGGATGGCACCAGCCTGCGACAATTCGCTTTTGTACTGGCGG